TCATCCTCTTGTCTCCACCCAGTATTCACCCATGCTCTGGCCGGGCTGACCGGTCACCTCATCGCTGAGGTATGCACCAAGGCCGCAGTTTTCCGGCTGCCATGCAAGGGCCGCTTCCACCGTGGGGTACTCCACCTCGGCATACCAGAACTCGGTGGGCTGGCCTTCGTCCACATGGTTCACTTCCAGCACAGAACCGTCCGGCAGGGTGTAGCTGCGGCGCAGCTTCGGGATGAGAGGTTTGCCGATGATCTTGTGTTCCAGATCCTCAAACAGCGCTTTGTCGATGCTGCGCTCGATCTCCTCGCGGGCAAGGCCGCCCCCGGATTTGAAGCAGAGGATGTAGTCCGTTCTGCCGCCGGTGAGGGCTTCTTCCCGGATGCGCACGGTGGGCCGCACGCTGATATAGCCCTGCCGCATGGCAAATTCCTCTCTGAGGGACAGCCCCTCCGGCCAGCCCTTCACCATCCATTTGCGTTCGATTTCCATAATGCATCCCTCTTTCATGCGGATTTTTGGCATTTCTTATTTATAATAACATGATTTTGTGCTATTGCAAAATCACCCACAAGAAAACTTTCGATTTTTCGATTGTTTTCTTGTGTTTTGTCTCTAATTTGTTACTGATTCATCCTAAAATTTATCATTTCAACAGCAAAATCGTCTCCCGCAGCTGTTCCAATGTTTTATGATTGTACACACGATTACCTACATCTTTCGACTTGTGCCCCATCAGAAGATCAATGCATTTACGGTTGGCCTTGGCGTTGTCCAGTGACGTTTCAAAGGTATGCCGCGCTTCGTGCGGGGTCTTGTCTGCACCGATTCTGTCCATGACCTCAGCCCAGCATTCATAATACTTCTGTTTACTCAGTTTCTTACCATCTGCAGTTATCAGGTATTTATGGCCATGTTGAGCCCACGCCTGCACAAAAGGCAGGATCTTCGGATGGATCGGCACAATACGACCCTTGCCAGCCGCTGTTTTGATGCCGCCCTGAAACGTCTTCTGCTGAAGGTCAACCTGTTCCGTCTGCATGTTCAGCAGTTCCATCAAGCGGAATCCTGTGTAAAGGAACACCAGCACGGTATCGACCCACGGTTCATCCTGTATTTCCCACAGGGCAGCAATCTGTTCCGGCGTAAAGGGCATCCGGCTGGTTTCTGGAACGGGCGGTGCTGTGGTCAGCTGAGAATACATCTTACTGATGATGTCACATTCAAAGGCAAACTCATCCAGATGCCCCCACAGAACCTTGATCTGAGCTTGTGTGCTGTATCCCCTTCCGCAGTTGTCAATGCAGTCCTGCATCTGGTAGGCCCGGATGCTGCGGTATTTCATACCGTAGTATTTCTGGCAGTGCTTGAAGGCCGACTTCATCGCGCCCTGACTGGCCTGCCCCATCTTTGGCAGCTTGATCTTCGCCCAGCGCTGGTACAGGTCCACCAATGTGACCTTGTTCCGGTCGATGCTCCATGGGTTGTCGTTGTACTGAGCAAGGATGATGTTCGCCTGCTCCTCGGTCTCTGCGTAGTCGATCGGTACCTGCTTCCCATGCCCTTCGGCATCGTACACGGTAACTTTTACCACCCATGGCCGTGATCGGTTTCCCTTCAGCTTGGTCACGCAGCCATAATGATTCGGTTTTCTTCTTCCCATGTTTTCACCTCCAGAAGGGTACACTTTGACAAGCCTGCCCGGAGGTGGTACAATAACAGTTGCTTAGGCTGGTATTGTTCCTCGTGAGCAAGCCATTCTTTCGCGCCCTCGGTGTTCCAGCACCGGGGGCGTTTTTTGTTTAGTGATTTTATTTTATAGATTCAATAACTGTTTTTTCTTTGCATTGTACTCGTCTTCTGTAATTGCTCCAATGTCCAGAAGATTTTTAAACTTCATAAGCTCATCCGCAACGCTGGATGAAGCATCCGGAACTTTCTTTATTGTTGTTCTTTCGCTAAAGATTTCTTCGCAAAGTTTCAGAACCTTGCGGGAATATGTAAAAACCGGAGACTCAAATCTTCCAAACGGATATTCCACGATAAACGACATTTTCGGATTCGATTCTTCTGTATGTGAAACCTTCTTTGCCGTGTTACCACCAACAACTGCGCCAACAGGACCTGCAACGATTCCTCCAGCGATTGATCGAGTGACGCTGCCTTTTGTCTCGGTGACAACCTTTGTATCCACTTTGACGGTATAGTCTACAAGCTCATCGAACGTAAACCACCCCGGAATTCCTGCGACCGTCATAAGTCGCTGCGCTCTGTTCACATAAGCAACCATTGTTCCCGGTTCCTGCAGATTTTCAAAGCCTTTCGCCCGCTCACGCCGGTCGTTGAAGAACTTCCATCCTTCTTTTAATTTATCAGCAGGGACAGTTTTGTAATCCATTCCAAGATCGGAAAACAAAGACCGGCATCTTTTACAGACAAAACCGTCTGAGCAAGACTCTCTGTCAAAGATTCCCATCTTCTCGCCGCAGATAGAACAATTTGCCATTGAACATTCCTCCTTTTTCATTCGAAAAAATCCAATTTTTCATTCGATTTTTGCGCAGATAATATTGCTTGCAGGACACAGCAAACAGTTGTATAATATGAGCAAATGGAACAACCACTGTTGGAGGGCAGCAACATGACACGACAAGATTACATCAACGCCATTCTGAAACTGCTGGAAAAGGCCGATTTCCGCCAGCTGCGGCTTGTGTGGGTGTACGCAAGCCACCTGATCGGATAAGCAACCAGCAACTACACGAGGGAAGCCTTTACGGGCTTTCCTCTTTTTTTTGCGTCAATTTTTCGGCCATACGTTCCAGCAGCTCCCAGTCCGCCGGGCTCAGGCCTGCCAGCATTTCAACAAAACGCTTTTTGAAGGTGTCGCTGTCATCCTTGGTCAGGTCAGCCAGGAAAGCCGCTACCTGCTCCGACTGGGTGTCCTGCACAAACATTTCACCCTCGCCGGTACGCAGCCACGCTTCCCGGACGCCGAACTTATCGCAGATGTCTTTAATAGTACGGTCGCTTGGGGTTCTGGAGCCATTTTCAAGCATCCATAAATAATTACGGGAGAGATTGATTCTGTCCGCAAACTGTTCCTGCGTCAAGCCTTCGTGTTTTCGGACGGCTTCGATTCTTGCGTTCATTTTGTTCACCTCCTTTCTGTTCTCTTCAATTCGTATTATATTCCGTAAATCTAACTGTGTCAACATTTATTTTTAACCTTCTTCAAAATTCAGGCTTGAAAAATCTAACAGAGTATGCTATATTGTTCTCACAGGGTTAGCAAGTTGAAGCTAATCAAGTCAACAAAAAGGAGGTGAAGAAGATGGATCACTCTCCCCGAACACCGGAAGAACAGGAGCAGCTTGACAAGAAGATGCTGGAGGAAACCGAGCGATACTATGCACGCCTTGACCTGAAATACGGTATTGCTTTCGCTCTGTCCATCATTGCGCTGCTCATCAACGTCATCAACCTTTTAAGGCTGTAGCAATGGCAACAAGCAAACTCAAAACCGACAAACCAAGAGCAATGTTGGCACGCCTTTCAGTCTTTGTGAAATGCTTTTGTTCTTCCAGCGCAACACGACCACCAGCATTGATTTGATAGGTATACTCTGGATCTTCGTACTCATACCGGAACGCATCCTCATCTTCATAACGAAAAACCATATTTTTGTCCGTCAGCCATTGCATCGTTTCAAAGTTGACGGTCATGCCACACTTTCCCATCTGATAAATGGAAAAGGCTTCATCAGGATGCTCATTCAGAAAATCCAGAACCTTCAGCGTTTTTACGTCCAGCATTTTCAACACTCCCTTCTGCCCAAGTATACCGCAGAAGGGAGCACGCCACAACCCACCCGATGATGACCCGGTGGCACGGGTCGAAACCATTCCGGTGACGCAGCCGGAATGGTCGTGGGAGCCACCCACAGAAAGGAGTGCTTCGTATGGCACGCAAGAACAATTCCCTGAACCCCGCCATGTATGGCCTGACGCAGCAGGACGTGGAGCGCGTGATCCGCATCCACACCATGTGCAAGGACATGGACGAGGACGCATTTGAGCAGATGGAGACCGCTGCCCAGTCCATCAAGCTGGTGGCCAGCCTGAAGAAGCTGGACAACCGCCCCGTGGCATGAAAGGAGAGAACCACATGGACAACAACAAAAAGCCCAGCGAACCGCTGGAGACGGAACGCTGGACTTTGAAGAATGCCTCGACCGAACAGCTCGTTACAGAACTATCAAGTCGAGAAGGTGTGGCATCTTACCGTATCGAGCCGTATCAGTTCAAGACAGTAACTGCCGAGGGACCTGCGCTTGTTTTTATCGTCACCGATTAAGCAATGCGGCTATACGGATACACGTTACGAATGTAAGCATGGAAATACTTACCGTGCGAGGAAGCAGCCATCAGCCCTTGATAGACACTTTCCGGCACGCCGGTGTATTCGTAAATGCGTCCGCCGTGGAATGCGATGCAAAGAATACCATTCTCATAGCCAACGCTTTCCAGATTCGACGAAGAAACGGGAATCATCCGCATAATTTTCACCTCCTTTCCGCTCAAGTATACCGCAGAAGGGAGCCACCCACAAGGAGGTACATATTCACCATGAACGACATCATCTTATCCACCCAGAACGGCGAACCGGTAGCATCCAGCCGGGACGTTGCCAAGCGCTTCGGCAAGGAGCACCGCAATGTCATGCGCGACATTGAAAACCTCATGTCGGAGGGGGTGCTCAAAATTGAGCAGACCCCGCTGTTCTTCAAATCCGAGTACACCCACCCGCAGAACCACCAGAAGTACCCCATGTACCTGATGAACCGTGACGGCTTTTCCCTGCTGGCCATGGGCTTTACCGGCAAGGAAGCCGTGCAGTGGAAGCTCAAGTACATCGAGGCCTTCAACCAGATGGAAAAGCAGCTGGCCGCGCAGCACAAAGAGCAGCGGGCCGTGCAGGATGCCAACATCCAGAGCGCCATCGACCGGGTGATCGAAGCCCGGAAGAAACTGGACGAGAACACCGCTTTTCTGGACGATTGCCGCAAGAACCGCGAGGACAGCAAGGCCAAGTATATGCAGGTCAAGGCCCTGTGCGGCGAGTTCAAGGCCATTTACGGTCAGCATTGCGACACGGTGCGCACCATGGAGAACGTGGTGCGCGGCTCCCAGAGCTTCCTTACCAACGCCATTGACAGCCTGACCATCGTTGCCAAAGGCTACCCGTTCTACGCCGCCCTGATGGACAGCCTGCTGGATGGGCTGCCCGCCGAAAAGAAGGAGGACACCACATGTTCAAAGACAGATTGAAAAAAGCCATGAAAGACCTGAAACTGAATCAGGTTCAGGTCTCCGGGATGACCGGCAGATCCAGAGCGTCCATCTGTCAATATCTGGCTGGTGCACAAGTGCCGCCCGATTCCGTGCAGCGCAGCATGGCTGCGGCCCTTGGGCTGGATGTCGAATACTTCACTGCGCCGGATGCGCCCCAGCACACCGATCCTGTCCCCAAACGACACGGCGGCATCCGGCAGCTGAGCCTTAAACAGGCTGCCGCCCTGCTTGGCGTTGACAAGGAAACGGTCGGCAAGGGCTTGCAGCAGGGCGTATTCCCGTGGGGATACGGAGTCAAGACATCTGCAAACCGCTGGCGCTACATCATCAATGCCGATCGGTTTTCTCAGATCGAAGGCGTTGAAATTCAGGAAGGAGAATCCGCATGAGCAAACAGTACACCCTTGCATCCGAGCGGGCCGACGCACCCACCGGATGCGCATACGTAGCCCCGCTGCTGACCTGCGCATGGTTCCGGTGGGAAAACTGCCGCAATTCCGGCCAGTACCTGACCGGCGCGGAGGTTGCAGCATTCAAGCCCACGAACATCCAGATTTTTCATGACGGTGCCTGGCACCCCGTTGCCGCCTTTTATGGTGCTGTGTGTGCACCTGTAGACGATTATCTTCAGGAGGTAGGAGCATGAAGCTTGAAAGTGAATACGTTCTGCGGTCTGCCGCTATTTTGGCGCATTCAGCGCTTGATGATGCCAGTGCCGTAAACTCTGCGCTTCAGTATGGCGGGACGCCCGACCAGATGGCTGCCGTAAAGAAAACTGCTCAGGCGGCCGATGATGCAATCGATCATGTGCAGAACCTTCTCTATATTTTAGCTGATTTGGAGGGCATATCCTTATGAGAATCAAATCCGGCGTATGGTACTGGCTGGCCGTGGCCAGCGGGGCCGTGGGCCTGCTGTACGGCATGGGGCTGGAGGGCAGCTTCCAGACCGGCGGCACCGTTTCGGATGCCGGCTTCACCACGGCCATGGTGCTGATCCTGCTGGCGGTGTTCTTTGCCCGGCTGGGCTTTGCCGCCCATGACCGGGAGCAGCAGGAGCGCCGCAAGGTGCACCAGCAGCCCCGGAACACCGTGAAGAGCAGCAGGAAGGCAGGCTGAGCATGAGCGATTTCAAGACCTACACCCGCATCTGCGTGGACTGCGGCAAGGTGCTTAACAATGTCGGGCGCTCCGCTCAGCGCTGCCCCGAATGCGGCAAAAAGCACGCCAACGCTCAGAGCCTTGAATGGGATCGTCGGCGCAATGAAGAACTGCAGGCCCAGCGTCAGGGCCTTGCCGCTGAGCGCAGCAGCCTTGCCCTTCACGCCGACGTCCGTGCTGCAGAAAAAGCCGGTCTGAGCTACGGCAAATACATGCTGCAGAAAATGCAGGCAAACAAAAAGCCCGCCGGTGCGCCAACACCGACGAGCCCAAAGGGTGATGGAATTTGAAAGCCCCATCACCCTTGATGATATCACATCAGAAAGGATTTTACAAATGAAAGGAATTTTGATCGAACCGGGCGCAGAGCCCGTGGTCACCACCCTGCCGGACAGCCTGTGGGCCATTGAGAACCGGCTGGGCACCCGCTGTGAGATGATCGTGCTGCCCCGCACCCCGGCGGTGCTGTTCGTGGGCCGGTACGATGGCCCCATCCAGCCCGCCCAGCCTGCTGAATCGGACGTACCGGGGCCGTCAGCTTTACGGGCCCATCCTCTGCTATGGCTGGAAGGGCAACAACATCCAGCCCATGAGCAAGGATGTGCAGGCCGAGATGCTGGACCGCCTCAAGGACACGGAGGTGCGGGTATGACTACCTATATCTGCAAATGCGGACGGCGAGTGAAGAAATCCACCGATACCAGTACCACTGGCAACCGCCTATCCGGCTATGCACCCGGCCATGAGTGCTGGGGATGCCCCTACGCCATGCCATACGGAAACTATCAATGGGATGAAAGTGCTAGAACTGTCAGCCGGGAGACTCAGGGCTACGAATGCCGGATGAGCAAGACCCTCACCTATGCGTCAGAGTTCGCTGGCTCTATCAAGGATAAATGCACCTGTCGAGTGCACAGTTTGGACTTCGACTTTTTGTCTCAGGTCTCCGCATGGATCAAAGATACTTATCCAGATAGAGAGATTTTTGGCTCATTTTCCAAAGATATTCGTGCATCGGACTATGGATCTGATGGCCGTTACTGCCTGACTATCACCTGCGCTCAAAATCTGAAAGGTGTTGCCGCAAAAAGAGAGCTGCTTGGTCAGTTTTTTACCCCGGATGGCAGCCGCAAGGACATGACACCGCAGCAGGAAATGGAAAAGATTCTTGCCGACATTAAAAAAGCAAAGGAGGTTTTCGCATGTACACCTGCCCAGAATGCGGATGCTGCTGTGACTACGGCAGAGAATGCTGTCCCGACTGCCACAGCGGCAACGCCGACCATCTCGGAGAGCGGGGCGGATGCAAGCGCATCGACCCCCGCGACATCCCTGCAGAACTGCGAATCGGTCCCTGCCGCATCGGCGGGCGGTTCTTCTGCACCGATGCCTTCGGCCCCCGGTTTTGACTTTTCCGCTCTGGGCGACCTGTCCGAACAGGCCGTGGAGACCGATCAGCAGTTCGACCTGCATTACGGTGTTTCAAAGGATGAATATCTCATTTCCTGCATCTATGTTGCCAAGATGCACGCCCTGACGGCCAAGGCCGGCCGCTATGGTGGCGGCACATGGACAAAGTGGTATGAGAGCAAAGGTTTAAGCCATGGCAGCGCCACAAAGATGGTACAGAATGGCGATGCTTTTAAATCGTCAACTGTTGACGATTTAAAATGCCTGTCAGAACTGACCCGTAAAGACCTGAACCTGATCGCCCGCTCCGGCTGTGCTGAACAGCTCACCGCAGCCGCCGGGGACAGCCAGCGGGTACAGGAGCTGCTGGCCCAACTCAAAGCCGAGAAAGACCGTGCCGACGCTGCCGAGAAGTCCGCTCAGAACGCCCGCAAGGAAAATGCCTATTTCAAGGAGCTGGTGAAAAGCGCCGAAGCCCAGACCCATAAGGACGCGGAAAAGCGGGAAGAAGCAGAAAGCCGCTATGAATCCGCTCTTGCCGACATCAGCGGTCTGAAAGAGCAGAACGCCCAGCTCCAGCAGAGCTACCACGATGCAGACGAGAGCCGCATTGCGGCCAACCTCCAGCGCCAGAAAGCCGAAGCGGAACGCGACAAGGCCGAAGCCCGGGCCAAGAACGCCGAGGGCCAGCTTTCAGGCTCCCGGCAGGTGGCCGAAGCGGCAAAGCTCCGGGCGGATAAGCTGCAGGAAGAAAATGCGGCCCTGAAAAAGCAGCCCATCGCCGCCGTGGTGGATGAGGAGGAAGTAGACCGGCGGGCAGGCGAAAAAGCTTACGAGATTGCGGCCGGAATGACTGCGGACTATAAGGCACAGCAGGAACAGGATGCCCGCGATGCCTACGACAGCATCATTCTGGCCGGGCGCTCCATCACAAGCATCGTTCAGTCCGCCAAAATGCAGTTCCGCAAACTGCCGGACGACCAGCGGGAGACCGCGATCAACCAGTTCGTTCACACACTCGCATCCGCTCAAGGGGAGGTATCCGCATGTCTGTAAAGATCATAGCCTTAGAGGCCGAAAACGTCAAACGCATCAAAGCCGTTGCACTCACGCCGTCGCCCACCGGGCTCACCCTCGTGGGCGGCAACAACAATCAGGGCAAGACCAGCGTGCTGGACGCGCTGGCGTGGGCCCTCGGCGGCGACCGCTTCCGCCCGGACGCCGCCCAGCGGGACGGGGCCGTGGCCCCCGCCCACCTCAAGGTCAGGCTCTCCAATGGCGTGGTGGTGGAGCGCAAGGGTAAAAACAGCACCCTGACCGTCACCGACCCCACCGGACGCCGCAGCGGCCAGCAGCTGCTCAACGCCTTCATCGAGCCGCTGGCGCTGGATCTGCCCCGCTTCATGGAAGCATCCGACAAGGAGAAAGCGGACATCCTGCTCCGGATCATCGGCATCGGCACCGAACTCCACACCCGGGATCTCGAGATCAAGGCCCTGTACGACAAGCGCACCTTCACCGGCCAGCTGGCCCAGCAGAAAAAGCACTTTGCCGAGGAGCTGATCTACTACCCGGAAGCCCCGGAGGAGCCGGTCAGCGCCTCCGACCTCATCCGTCAGCAGCAGGAAATTCTGGCCCGCAACGGCGAGAATCAGCGTCTGCGGGCACAGTACACAGAGCTTGAGCGTCAGGAGCAGCAGTGTGTGGCCGAACTGAAACGCACCCGTGAACGCATTGCCGAGCTGGAACAACAGTATCAGGAGCTCGACGCCAAGCACACCCGTCTGTTCAATCAGCGGAAAACCGCTCAAAAGACCGTTGCCCAGCTTCAGGACGAATCCACCGCCGAACTGGAAGCTTCCATCCGGGACATTGAGGAGATCAACCAGAAGGTGCGGGCCAATCTGGAAAAATCCCGGGCCGAGGACGAAGCCGCCCGGTATGCCAGCGATTACGACAAGCTCACCGAAGCCATCACCCGGAAACGGGCCGACCGCATGGCCCTGCTGAACGGTGCCGACCTGCCCCTGCCGGAGCTGAGCGTGGAGGACGGCGCACTTACCTATAAAGGCAAGCACTGGCGGGATATGTCCGGCAGCGACCAGCTGCGGGTGGCCGCGGCCATCGTCCGCCGCCTGAACCCGGACTGTGGTTTTGTGCTACTGGACAAGCTGGAACAGATGGACATGACCACCCTGCAGGAGTTTTCCGCATGGCTGGAAGCGGAGCACCTGCAGGCCATTGCCACCCGGGTCTCCACCGGCAGCGAGTGCCAGATCATCATTGAGGACGGCATGGTGAAGGATGCCGAAACCACCCTGCCGCCCGTCACCGAAAAGCCCCAGCAGAAGAGCTGGACGAAAGGAGCGTTTTAAATGAGTAAGTATGCCATCACTGCCGGGGTACAGGATTCCCCGGTCAAGACCGTGCTGTACGGCCCCGAGGGTATTGGCAAATCCACCTTTGCCTCTCACTTTCCGGACCCCGTTTTCATCGACACCGAGGGCGGCACCAAGCGGCTGAACGTCAAGCGCCTGCCCCAGCCCACCAGCTGGGCTATGCTGCTGGACGAAGTGGCCGAGGTGCGCAAGGGCAGCATCCCCTGCGGCACGCTGGTCATCGACACCGCTGACTGGGCCGAACGGCTGGCCATTGATGCCGTCTGTGCAAAGGCCAAGGTGGACGGGCTGGAGGGCTTTGGCTACGGCAAGGGCTACACCTACCTGAAGGAGGAGTTCGGCAAGCTGCTGGACGCGCTGGAAGAGGTACTGAACACCGGACACAATGTCCTGGTCCTTGCCCACGCGGCCATCACCAAGTTCGAGCAGCCGGACGCGGCGGGCAGCTACGACCGCTGGACCATGAAGACCACCAAGCAGGTGGAGCCGCTGATCCGGGAGTGGTGCGATATTCTGCTTTTCGTCAACTACCAGACCGTGGTGGAAAAGAGCGGCAGCGCCCCCAACGCAAAAAACAAGGTGACCGGCGGCCGCCGGGTCATGTACACCACCCATCACCCCTGCTGGGACGCCAAAAACCGCTTTGGCCTGCCGGACGAAATGCCATTTGATTATGCCGGCATTGCCGCCTGCATCCCCGGCACCACCCCTGCGCCCGCACCGAAGCCGGAACCGCAGCCGCGCCCCCAGCCGGAAAACGACATCCTGCCTACCCCCGAACCGCCGAAACCGGAAGCGCCCGGCGAAGCAGTGCCCAAAGCGCTGCTGACCCCGGAGCTTGTGGAGTTGGGCGTGCCGGAAAAGCTGGCCCCGCTCATGAGCGCCAACAACGTCACCCCGGAGGAGCTGCAGGCTGTGGTGGGCAAGCGGGGCTATTTCCCCGAGGATATGCCCATCCGGGACTATCCGGCCGATTTTGTAGAGGGCTGTCTGGTGGCCGCATGGCCCCAGGTGCTCCAGATGGTGCTGGACAGCCGTGACCTGCCGTTTTGACCCTCTCACCGGGCCCGTCCGCCTTGCGGCGGCGCAGCCCCGGAGCTCCCCCGAAGGGGGAGCCAAGAATCAAGGAATTATTATAAAGGAGATATATTATGAACGACATGAATACCACCGACCGCGCCCTGAGCTGGGACGACGAATTTACCAACGAACAGCAGGAGTTCGTGCTCCTGCCCGAGGGCGATTACGCCTTTGAGGTCACCGGCATGGAACGTGCCCGCTTTGAGGGCAGCGCCAAGCTGCCGCCCTGCTCCATGGCAAAGCTGACCCTGAAGATCTTCGGCGGGGCCAAGGGCGACACCACCGTCACCGACCGCCTGTACCTGCACACCAAAATGCAGGGCCTGCTGGGCGCTTTCTTCGAGAGCATCGGCCAGTGCAAGCGGGGCGAGACCTTCCGCCCCCGCTGGAACGAAGTGGTGGGTGCCCGGGGCTGGTGCCGTCTGGGCATCCGGGAGTACACCAAGCAGAGCGGCCCCAACGCGGGCAAGACCGGCCAGAGCAACGAAGTCATCCGCTTTCTTCCGCCGCCCCAGCCTAAGGCCGCTCCCGCGCAGGGCTGGACACAGGGGGCGTTCTGATGGGGCAGGAACTGAGACCCTACCAGCAGCAGGCCCGTGAACGCATCCACGCCGAGTGGGAGAACGGCCACGCCCGCACCCTGCTGGTGCTGCCCACCGGCACCGGCAAGACCATCGTGTTTGCGTCCGTGGCCGCCGATCAGGTGCGGGCGGGCCACCGGGTGCTTATTCTGGCCCACCGGGGCGAGCTGCTGGAACAGGCAGCGGACAAGCTGCAGCGCTCCACCGGCCTTGTCAGCGCGGTGGAAAAGGCAGACGCCACCTGCCTGAACACATGGTTCCGGGTGGTGGTGGGCAGCGTGCAGACCCTGCAGCGCACCGCCCGGCTGGAACGCTTCCCTCATGATTACTTTGGCACCATCATCATTGACGAGGCCCACCACGCCATCACCGACGGCTACCGCCGCATCCTCGACTACTTCGGCAGCGCCAAGGTGCTGGGCGTCACCGCCACCCCAGACCGGGGAGACATGCGCAATCTGGGCGAGGTGTTCGACAGCCTTGCCTTTGAGTATAAGCTGACCGATGCCATCAAAGAGGGCTATCTGTGCCGCATCATGGCCCAGACCATTCCGCTGAAGCTGGACATTTCTTCTGTTACCATGAGCGGCGGAGACTACGCCGTGGGAGACCTCGGCACTGCGCTGGACCCCTATCTGGAACAGATCGCCGCCGAGATGGCCCAGCGCTGCAAGGGCCGCAAAACAGTCGTATTCCTGCCCCTCATCAAAACCAGCCAGAAGTTCCGGGATCTGCTGAACGCCAAGGGCTTTTGCGCCGCCGAGGTCAACGGCCAGAGCGCCGACCGCAAGGAAGTGCTGGCGGATTTCGATGCAGGCAAATACAACGTGCTGTGTAACTCCATGCTGCTCACCGAGGGCTGGGACTGCCCGTCTGTGGACTGCGTGGTGGTGCTGCGGCCCACCAAGGTGCGCAGCCTGTACAGTCAGATGGTAGGGCGCGGCACCCGGCTCTCCCCGGGCAAGACCGACCTGCTGCTCCTCGACTTTTTGTGGATGACCGACAAACACGAGCTCTGCCGCCCGGCGGATCTGGTCTGTGAGGACCGCGCCGTGGCCCGCCAGATGACCGAAAATCTGGCCGAGAGCGGCTGCCCGCAGGACATCGAGGAAGCCGCCGCCGAGGCCGGCGAGGACGTGGTGACCCAGCGGGAGGAAGCCCTTGCAAAGCAGCTGGAAGAACAGCGCCGCAAAAAAGCCAAGTTGGTGGACCCGCTGCAGTACGAGATGAGCATTCAGGCCGAGGACCTTGCCGGGTATGTGCCGGCCTTTGGCTGGGAAGCAGGCCCGCCCACCGAACAGCAGGCCGCCGCGCTGGAAAAGCTGGGCATCCTGCCGGACGCCGTGGAGTCCGCAGGCAAGGCCAGCCTTTTGCTGGACCGGCTGCACAAGCGCCGGGATGAAGGCCTCACCACCCCAAAGCAGATCCGCTGTCTGGAAAAATACGGCTTCCAGCACGTGGGCAGGTGGAGCTTTGAGCAGGCCAAACACATGATCGACCGCATTGCGGCGGGCGGCTGGCGGGGTGTGCCCAAGGGCGTTACTCCCAGCACCTACACGCCGCCCGCAGAACCGGCCTTTCAGGATAGCATCTTTGGATGGTGATGCGAATGGAACATGAAAATGAACTCAAAGAAGCGCTGGACTTCATCTCCCCGGCCGCCCTGACCTACGAGGAATGGACGATGGTGGGCATGGCGCTGAAGGATTCCGGCCTGCCCGTCACCGTCTGGGAAGCATGGAGCGCCCGGGACGGGGGCCGTTACCACAAGGGCGAGTGCGCCAAAAAGTGGGAGAGTTTCCACGGCAGCACAAAGCCTGTCACCGAGAGCAGCATTTTCCAACTGGCCTACAGCCACGGTTGGAGCGGCCCGGCGGGCCATGCGCTGGACTGGGGCGACGAGCTCTCTGCCGGGCCCGGTGCCCAGACCGAGGGCCGCGTGGTAGATCCCCGGTGGGTAGAAGCCCACGAGCTGGATCTGCCCGCAGAGTGGCACCCGGCAGAGCAGATCAAGCGCTCCCTGCAAGCCCTGTTTGAGCCGGAGGAATACGTTGCCTACGTCACCGAGAGCTACCGGAAGGAGGACGGGCGCTTTGCCCCCAACGGCTGCTCCTGTCAGCTGACCGCCGGGCAGCTCATCATGGAGCTGGATCATTACGGCGATGATATCGGTGCTGCCCTTGGCGACTACAACCCCGAAGCCGGTGCGTGGATCTGCTTCAACCCCATGGACGGCGGAGGCCGCCGCAACGAGAACGTGACCGACTTCCGCTACGCCCTCGTGGAGTGCGACAACATGGAGCTGGGCAAGCAGCAGGCCATCATCCGGCAGCTGGAACTGCCCTGTGCCGCGCTGGTCTACTCCGGCGGCAAGAGCGTCCACGCCATCGTCAAGGTGGATGCCCCGGACTATGCCGAGTACCGCAGGCGGGTGGATTACCTCTACGCCGCCTGCCAGAAAAACGGCCTGACCATCGACCAGCAGAACCGCAACCCTTCCCGCCTTTCCCGGATGCCCGGCATCCTGCGCGGTGACAAACGGCAGACCCTGCTGGAGACCAACATCGGGAAATCCTGCTGGGACGAGTGGCGCGACTGGCTGGAAGCGGAGACCGACGAGCTGCCCGAGACCGAGAGTCTGGCCGACGACTGGGACGACCTGCCGCCGCTGGCCGATGCCCTCATCACCGGGGTGCTGCGCAAGGGCCACAAGATGCTGCTGGCAGGCCCCAGCAAGGCGGGCAAGAGCTTTGCCCTCATCGAGCTGTGCATCGCCATCGCCGAAGGCAGGCCGTGGCTGGGCCGGTTCTCCTGCGCACAGGGCAAGGTGCTGTACATCAATCTGGAGCTGGACCGGGCCTCCTGCCTGCACCGCTTCAAGGATGTGTACACCGCCCTCGGTCTGCCCCCGCAGAACCTGCGGAACATCGACATCTGGAATCTGCGCGGCGCGTCCGTGCCCATGGACAAGCTGGCCCCAAAGCTCATCCGCCGGGCCCAGAAAAAAGGCTACACCGCCGTGATCCTCGACCCCATTTATAAGGTCATCACCGGCGACGAGAACTCTGCCGACCAGATGGCAAAGTTCTGCAACCAGTTCGACCTTGTCTGCCGTGCGCTGGACTGTGCCGTGATCTACTGCCACCACCACTCAAAAGGTGCCCAGGGCGGCAAGCGCAGCATGGACCGTGCATCCGGCTCCGGCGTGTTTGCCCGTGACCCGGATGCCATGCTGGACATGACCGAGCTCACCCCCACCGATGCCATCCGGGAACAGCTGCATAACAAAGCCGCCTGCCGGGTCATCAAGGCCATGCTGGACAAGCGCGGCCATGCCGATGCCTACGGCCCGGACGATGTCCTGAGCCGCAGCCGGATGCTGACCATTGCCAAAGAACACCTTGGCATGGCCGACCTGCGGGCCATCGATGCCGAAGTGGCCGCCGCCCAGAAGCAGGCTGACGGCATGACCGCATGGCGCATCGAGGGCACCCTGCGCGAGTTTGCCCGCTTCGACCCGGTGAACCTCTGGTTCGACTACCCCGTGCACAAGCCGGACACCGGCCTGCTGGAAGACCTGCAGCCGGACAGCGATTTCAAAACGCTGGGCAGCCGCGGTGCCGCCAAGCGCTGGGGCGATAAAGGCAAGGTGACCAAAGACAAAAAGGCCGAACTGGACACCGCCTTTGAAGCCTGCATGATGGACGGCGAAGTTACCGTCTATGCGCTGGCTGAGTACATGGACCTGAAGCCCCGCACCATCAAGACGCGGCTGAAAGATGACGGACGTTTCTGGATCGATGGCGAGAAAGTGGGCCGCAAGGAGCCCGGCAGCGCAGGTTAAACAAACCGTAATAAGTCCGATTACAATTTGTTGTAAAAATGCAGAAATAGCCGCTATTTTGCACGACACGAAAAACTGCAATTTTGCAGTTATAGCCGCTATGACTGCAGATTTTGCAGTGCAAAATAGCCTATATATAATAGCTAAAACTGCAACTGCAATTGTGATGGGGTCTCCCGAAGGATGGGGCGACCACAGCCCCCATCCATTCGGGGAACCCTCCCCATCACGTTGACGCTAAAACCTGAAAAAAGAAAAACGAGGTGAACCCCATGTACATGCAATTCTTTCTCCCCATGCAGCCGCCTACCACCACCCACAACGCAAAACAGCTGCACGCCTACATGAAGGGCGGGCAGCCGCACGCGGTGCTCCACGACAGCCCGGAACTGAAACAGACCCGTGCCAAGCTCCACGCCCATCTGGCACCCCACGCGCCGGAAAAACCCATCCCCGCAGGCCGTCCGGTGCGTCTGCTGGTCAAGTGGTGCTTCCCTGCCGAGGGCCGCAAAAACGGCAGCTGGCGCACCGAAAAACCGGACACCGACAATCTGGAAAAGGCCCTCAAGGACGAAATGACCCGCCTGCACTTCTGGGCCGATGACGCACAGGTGTGCAGCGAGATCGTGGAAAAATTCTGGTCGGACCCCTGCGGCGTGTTCGTCCGGGTGGAGGAACTGTAATGACCTACGAAGAGAAAAAGGATTGGCTTCGGCGGTACGAACGCGCCAAAAAGAAAGAGCTGCACCTGACGCATGAGCTTCAGGAAGCAGAGTGTGACTATGGCCATATGACACAGACGCTTTCCTCGGTGCCGGGAGGTAGCGGCGATGGACAGGCGCTTCCTCGTGCTGTGGAACGAGTAGAAAAAGCAAAGCAGGCTTTGGACGCACAAATCTTGTTTTGCGACGATCTCCATGCCGAAATCACGGCAGTGCTTCTCAGCTTGGAAGACCCCGACGATTACGAGATTTTGAAGCTGAGGTATCTTCACTTCAAGACATGGGAAAGCATTGCAGCTGAAATAAAGCTCTGCCTCCGTCAAATCTACCGCCGCCATCATCGCGCCATTGATGAGCTGAATTTATAATGTCAGTCAATGTCACCTAGAAGTCATTTTATGTCACTCCACGTTATGCTAAAATAGTACCATCGGCAGAGCCGGAAAGGCCCACCGATACACGCAGCCTCCGAAACTTTTCCTCCATCATGATGAATTGCTCCTTTGGACTTTTTGCTGCTTGACAGGCATTTTTCTCCTTCTTGAGCTTTCTGAGGCTGCTTCAAGGACTTTCTTCCCTGCACAGAAATGTGCGGGGATTTTTTATGCAGCCGTAGCTCAGACGTGAGAGCGCTGGCGTGACCAGACGGACGGAGGGCCGCACCCTCCCGGCTGCTCCATTTTTGTGCAGGAGAGGTGGTGAGGATGACCGACAAGCAGGCACGATTCTGCGAAGAATACATGGTCGATTTGAATGCGACCCAAGCGGCCATCCGCGCCGGATATTCCCCAGCAAGTGCCAAGACCGTGGGGCCGCGATTGTTGGAGAATGTTGGAGTTCAGAAGTTCATCGCCCAGCTTCAGGCTGAGCAGAGTCGCCGCACCGGTGTATCTACTGACCGGGTGGTGCGCGAGCTGGCAAAAATTGCATTCGTCAACGCCGCTGACCTCATCGACCCCAAGACCGCCTCTCTCAAATCCGATGCCAGCCACGATGACCTTGCCGCTGTGCAGTCAGTCAAGGTCAAGACGTTCGGCGAGGATGGGCTTGAGCAGGAAGTGAAGCTGGCCGACAAGCTCCGCGCGCTCGACCTGCTGGGCAAACACCTCGGGATGTACAAAGACACTTCCGAGAAAGACCCCGCCGCCGATGCACTGGCAAAGGCGAAGGAGCTGCTGGGAGGTGTAGGCAGTGCCATTGACTGAGTTTCAGCAGGAGTTCCTTCGCAATTGCTCCCACCGCTGGAACATCAAGACCGGGGCCACCCGCTCCGGCAAGACCTATCTGGACTGCGCTGTTACCATCCCCAAGCGCATCTGCGCGGCCCGGGACGAGGGCCTTTGCGTCATGCTGGGCAACACCCTCGGCACGCTGGAGCGCAACGTGCTGGAGCCCATGCGGGCCCTCTGGGGTCCGGAGCTTGTGGGCGTGGTGCGCACCTCGGCGTCCGGCAACATCGTGCAGCTGTTCGGCCGCAAGGTGTACGTGCTGGGTGCCGACAACAAAAAGCACATTGCCCGCATTCAGGGTGCAGCCTTCGAGTACGCCTATGGGGACGAGATCACCACATGGGACGAGGGCGTGTTCCAGATGCTCAAGAGCCGTCTGTCCTGTCCGCACAGCCATTTTGACGGCACCTGCAACCCGGATAACCCCCAGCACTGGTTCAAGCAGTTTCTGGACAGCGACGCGGACATCTACTGTCAGGCCTACACCATCGACGACAACCCCACCCTGCCGCCGGAGTTCGTGGCACAGCTGAAAAAGGAGTACGCGGGCACGGTCTACTATAACCGCTTTATCCTCGGCCAGTGGGCTGCAGCGGGCGGCATCATCTACCGGCCCTTTGCAGACAGCATTGCCGCCGGGGATGGGCGTTTCCTCTGGCCTGCGGACAAGCCCTGCCGCCCGTGGCGCATCCACATCGGGGTGGACTTCGGCGGCAATGGCTCCCGGCACGCATTCGTGGCTACCGGCATCCTGCCCTACTACGCGGGGGTCGTGGGTCTGGCATCCGCCCGCATCGACCCGAAGAATCAGGATGCAGACTACCTCGCCGCGCAGCTCATTGAGTTCTGCACCGCCGTGTTCGCACGGTACGGCGAGATCCACTATCTTTTCTGCGACAGCGCCGAACAGACGCTGATCAACCACATCCGCACCCGGCTGCGGGCCTGCCCGCTTTCCTGGCTGGCCGACCGGGTGCAGAACAGTGCCAAGATCCAGATCATCGACCGCATCCGCCTGACGTCCATCCTGATGGGCGGCGGGCGCTTTTGGTATCTGCCGGAAGCTGCCACCTTGCGGGATGCCCTTGCCGCCGCCCTGTGGAGCCAGAAGCACCCCGGCGTGGATGAACGTCTGGACGACGGCACCACCGACATTGACACCCTCGATGCCTTTGAGTACACCATCGAACGCGATTACAGGAGACTGACTGCAAGATGAACGTTGCCGCTTTTATTGAATACTTGAACAAAACCAAGGGCCTGCAGATCGACGCCTCCTATTATGCCAAAATTGAAAAATGGCGGCAGTGGTGGCAGGGCTATGTCCCCAGCGTGCATAATATCAAGATCACGCGGGAGGACGGCGAACACAAGCGCCGCCGGGCGTCCCTGCGGATGCCCAAGCGCGTGTGCGAGGACTGGGCAAATCTGCTGCTCAACGACAAGACCACCTTCCAGATCGGCGACGCAGCCACTGCCGCCTACCTGCTGGGCAGCGATGAACAGCAGACCGGGGGCCTTTTGCGGCAGCTGCATTTCTGGGAGAACGCCAACAAGCTGGTGGAAAAAGCCTACTGGTCCGGCACCGGGGCCTTCGTACTGAGCGTGGAGGGCATCAAGGGCACAGACGGCCAGCTGGAAGCAGACCCGGATGCCCGCATCGTACTGGACTACGACCCGGCATCCTGCATCCTGCCCATCAGCGTGGAGCGCGGCGTCGTGACCGAAGCCGCATTTGTATCGGAATGTCTGATAGACGGCAGGCCCTGCGCCTATCTGCAGACCCACACGGTCAGGGACGGCGGGTACACCATCACCAACGAATGGTTTGAGATTGGTCAGGGTCAGGACGGTGCACCGGTGTTCACGCCGCGCAAAGCGCCTGTAGGTACGGTGACTGAATTGCAGCCGGAGGGCTCCCCGCCGTGGTTCAGCCTGTTTTCCCCTGCCGCCGAGAAGAACATCGACGGCGGTACGGGTCTGGGCATGGCCGTGTTCGCGGAAGCTCTGGACGCCGCGCAGGGCGTAGACCTTGCCTTTGACAATTACCGGCAGGACCTTTACCTTGGCGGCAAGAAGATCTTCTACGACCGCAGCCTGTGCAAGGTGGTGATCGGTGCCGATGGCCAGCCGCATTACATCCCGCCCGACGACATGAGCACACAGCAGTTCTTCTCGCTGCCCGGCAAGGAAGCCAGTCTGGATGCCGCGCCGGAGTGGCACGAGTACAACCCGGATCTGCGCACCGAGGACAACCACCGGGCCGTGCAGGATATGCTGGATCTGTTCAGCTTCAAGTGCGGTCTGGGCTGTCACCAGTACAGCTTTGAGCTGGGCAAGGTGGCCACCGCCACCGAGTACACCGGCAGCCGGCAGGACCTTGTGCAGAGCGCTAACAAGAACCAGATCCCCATTGAAACGGCGCTGATCGGCATTCTGCGGGCCATCCTGTGGGCGGCAAAGAACCTGCTGGGCGCACCGGTGGACCCGGAGTCCAGCATCTCGGTCAACTGGGACGACAGTTACATCGTCAGTGAGCAGGAACGCACAAACCAGCTGCGGGAGGACGCCATTGCGGGCCTTGTGCCCCGCTGCCGCTACCTCGCCTCCCGGTACGGCCTGAGCGAGGAGGAAGCCCACGCATGGGCCGAGGAAGCCAAAGCGGACAGCCACACTGACGAAGCCCTCACCTTCGGGGGTGCCTGATGCTGCCGCCGTCTTACCTCGACCAGATGCCGGACGCCTTTGTGCAGCTCTGGCAGCAGGTCGAGGACGAGATCTTACAGGACGTGGCCCGGCGCATCGGCAAGATGGACGCCGTGACCCCCACCGCTAACTGGCAGCTGTGGCGCTACCAGCAGACCGAAGCGGTGCGCAACGACGTGGTGAAGCTGCTGGCGAAGTACACCGGCAAGAGCGAAACGGCCATCCGCAAGCTGCTTTTGCAGGCCGCCACCGAAGCCATGGAGCGGGAGGATGCGATCTATTACCACTACGACATGGAGCCGCCCCCTTTTGAAGAGAGCGCCGCCCTGAACAACCTGCTGGATGCCGGCGCGCGGCAGACCTGCGGCACATGGCAGAACCTGACCGCCACCACGGCAAACACCGTCACAGGGGCTTTTGAACGCACGCTGGACGCTGCATGGCTCAAAGTGAGCACCGGTGCCTTCGACTACAAAACCGCCGTCAAACAGGCCGTGGACAGCCTTGCAGACGACATGCCCATGGTCACGTACCCGAGCGGCCACAAGGACAGCATCGAGGTGGCCGCACGGCGTGCCGTGCTCACCGGTGTGAACCAGACGACTGGCAAGCTGCAGGTGGCCCGCATGGACGAAATGGGCTGCGAATTTGTGGAGACGACCGCCCACGGCGGGGCACGACCTTCCCACGCTGAGTGGCAGGGGCGGCGCTTCCACCGGGGCGGCGCGGTGGACTACAAGGGCAGGCACTACCCGGATTTTGAAGCCGCCACCGGCTACGGCACCGGCGCAGGCCTTTGCGGCTGGAACTGCCGCCACACCTTTTTCGCGGTGTTCCCGGAACTGGGCGACCCGCCCCAATGGACACAGGAACAGCTGCGGGAGCTGAACGCCCGGAACATCGAGTGGAACGGCAAAAAGTACACCGCCTACGAGATATCCCAGATGCAGCGTGCCCGGGAGCGGAACGTCCGCCGCTGGAAAAAGCGGTATCTGGCCGAGGACGCCGCCGGGCTGGACCCCACCGACGCCGCTGTGCACCTGAGAGCCGCCCGCCAGAGCCTGAAAGACTTTACGCAGGCCACCGGTGGCAGAGTAGACAGCGCCCGCACCAGCGTGCCGAAGTTCGGCAGGAGCGAAGCCAGCAGAGCAAGCGCACAGGCGCGAAAGGCAGAGCTTCCGGAGGCTAAAAGTACACGAGGAAGCGGCGGCGCATCTGGACAGAATGGAAAAACCGTGCGTAAAGTTTTGGGAAAGGTCGATACGACCAACACGAAACAGGTTGACGCGCTTAAAAATTCGTTCTGTTCTGGCTATGCAAAATCTGACGTTGAGCATATGATGGTCATTACAAAAGATGGCGAAGTCCATTATATGACCGACAACAATCCCAGAGGGGTTGACTGTTCGTATCTGGGTGGTAAACTGGAAGGTAGTTACAACATTCATACCCATCCACCGAAAACCACGCAATATTCTTTTAGCACAGACGCAGATATCCCCGGCGCATTCGCTGACGGTACTGCTGTCATGGAAGCGGTTGACTACAAATACCGCTATCGTTTTGTTGTACCTGAAAATATCACGTTGGAGCAGTGGGAAGCCGTGTGTGAGGAAGTTCGCGAGGAGCGAAATGCCGTAATGGAAAGCAGAGGGTATGGCTTCGATGATTATGAAGAAAATATCCAGCATGTCATTATTGACGAAACATGCCGCAGACTTGGCTTGAAGTGTTATCACAGGGAGAAGCGAACATGATTTATACTCTGGAACAGATTGACCAGCTCACAAAGGAAAGCGTCCGGCGTGAAAATGCGCTCATTGCTGAATATCGGCGTACACATGCAGTCCCCGGCAGAGGGGTTATTTCTACTCCCGAAATTGATGCCGAGCGTGCAGAGCAAAAGCGTCTGTATGGGGAATACCTCAAAGCTCTTGCCAATAAAGATTAACCACCATCCACCCGGACGGTGGTTTTCTTTTGCCAATTTTTCAGGAGGTACACTATGGTTACTACGGTTCTTGTTGTTTTGACGATCCTTGCGCTGCTGGAGAGCGTTCTGCTGAACGGTGCCCGGCTGTTCTTCATGATTGCATCCGCCGTGCAGCAGGCGCAGGACGACAAATACACGCCGCACCCGTACCCCAAAAAGTAACACCGGCTAAAACACCCCTATTTTAGTCGATATCAAGCACGATGCAGTTTTGCACCGTGCTTTTTTCATGCCGTTTTAGCTCATGTTGGCAGAGCACCGGTCTCCAAAACCGGAAGCGGCAGGTTCGATCCCTGCAAACGGTGCCATGCGGCGGGCGGCGCGTACCCCGCCCACGACCGAATACTGACAGAGAACAGTGTAAAAAACTGAGGTCTCACACACGAAAGGAGTTCCCACCCATGAAACGTGAAGACGTGAAGAACAAGATCCCCGGCATCACCGATGAACAGCTGAACTGGATCATGCAGGAGAACGGCGCAGACATCAACCGGGAGAAGTCTGCTGCCACGGCCCTGCAGACCCAGCTGGACAACGCAAACGCCCAGCTCAAGACCGCACAGGACGGCCTGAAAGCCTTTGACGGCGTGGACGTGGCAGGCCTGCAGGAGCAGGTCACCAAGCTGAAGGCCGACATGAAGGCGCAGGCCGAGGGCTTTGCCTTCGATAACGCCCTGAATGCCGCCATCATGAGCAAGAAGGGCCGCAGCGTCAAGGCGGTGCGTGCTTTGCTGGATCTGGACACCCTGAAGGGCTCTGCCGACCGCAGCACCGACATTGCCAAGGCGCTGGACGATGCCGCCAAAGCGAATCCGTGGGCCTTTGGCGATGTGCAGGACGGAGAAAAGAAGAACGCGGGCACCTACTCCACCGGTGCTGAGCACGGCGACCCGATGCACGGCGAGGACGATGTGGACCCGGTGGAAGCGTCCTTCAAAGCCATGAACCCCAACATCAAAATTTAAGGAAAGGATGATTTTTCATGCCCCATATTGCAAGAGAGCGTTATTCTGAGCTGGTAGATGCAAAGCTGCGCGCCACCATCGTGAAGCGCGTCGGCGTCATCTGCAACAACCGTTACGAAGGCAGCCCCAAGGCCGGTGCTGTCAAGGTGCCTGTCCGCGACACCGAGGTGACGGTGGCCGACTACAACAAGAAGACCGGCACCGCTATGACCCACGGCGACACCAGCTTCCTGACCGTGAACATCGACAAGGACAAGGCTGTGAACGAGCTGATCGACGGCTTTGACGCCGAGAGCGTGCCCGGCCATCTGGTGGCCGACCGTCTGGACAGCGCCGGTTACTCGCTGGCCCTGCAGATGGAGACCGACGCTTCTGCCGAGCTGGTAACCGGCGGCACCGCCATGGACAGCACTGCTGCCCTGACCAAGGCCAACATCTATGACACCATCGTGGACGCCCGCACCAAGCTGTCCGAGACCCATGTGCCCACGGATGGCCGTTGGCTGCTGGTCTCCCCTGAGACCTATGCCCTGCTGCTGAAGAGCCCGGAGTTCATCAAGGCGTCTGCTCTGGGCGACGCCGTGGTGCAGACCGGCGCGGTGGGCCGCGTGGCAGGCTTTACCGTCTTTGAGGATACCACCCTCGGCGAGAAGGTGGACTTTATCGCGGGCCATCCCAACTGGTTCACCCGCATCGAGGAGTGGAGCGAGCCGGTGGCCGTGAACGACCTGAAGGGCAGCGGCACCTTCATCGGCGCGTGCGCTGTGCAGGGCCGCAAGATCTACGCCCACAAGGTCACCAAGGCCAAGACCGTCCTCGTCAAGAGCCACGCCTGAGGAGGTCTGCCCCATGCTCTACTGCACCTATGACCAGTATGCGGCGGCGGGCGGCACGGTGCCGGAAACCGCCTTCGGTGTGCTGTGCAGCCGGGCTTCCCGCATGATCGATGCCGCCACCTTTGGCCGGGCCGAGAGCCACGCCGCCGGGTGCGAGACCTGCCGGGAAGCGCTGGCGGACGCCTGCGCCCAGATCGTCGGCTTGCTGGCCGCTGCGTCTGCGGCGGGTGCTGTGCCGGGCGCTGCCAGCGTCTCCAACGACGGTTACAGCGTCACCTTTGGCAGCAATGCCAGTGTGACCGCCGCCGCGCGGCAGGAAGCCTATGAGATCATCCGCACCGCCCTCGGTGCTGACCCGCACGATCTGCTGTACAGGGGGATTCTGTAATGCAGACTGCCGTTACTGTGGTAAACCTCATCCACGATGTGACCACCGAGACCGACAGGCCGGTGTGCTGGGTGTTCCCGGGTTGCAGCTGGCGGGAATGCCGCTCCACCTCCGGCAACGGCACCGCCAATGACCCGGAGCGCACTACGCACATCCGCATCCCGGCCAGCGTGTGCACCATGGGCTATCTGCCCTACGCCCAGTGGGCGGCGCTGTCTGCGGCGGAAAAGGCCAAGCACTGGACCCTGAAACGCGGCTGGAAGCTCATTCAGGGTGCGGTGCCTGCCTTGACCGAAGCCGAGTACGCCAAACTCGAAAAAACGCACCTGTGCTGCACAGCGGCGGCTGTCTCGGATAACCGGGAGCCGCTGCTGCCCCACTGGCACGTGGAAGGGAGCTGACACCATGAGCGCACCGGTTTTTGATTTCAAGATCACGTTCCGGCCCGGCTTTCAGGCCGACATGGATGCGCGGTTCGCAAAGCTGCAGTTCGCCTTTTCACAGAAAGTGGCCGATGTTGTGGACAAATATGTGCCGCTGGAAACCGGCACGCTGAAGGGCAGCGTGAATCAGGCATCCGACTTTAAGGAAGGTCTGCTGGTGTACAATACGCCCTATGCCCGCAGGCAGTATTATCTGCATGAACGGGGCACCGACCTGCACGGCGCGAAGGGCGAAACGGAACGTCACCGCGGTTCCTACTGGGGACAAAACGCCATTGCTGACCACAAGGACGAGCTGGAAAAGTTCGCCCATGATGCCGCAAAGCAGTTTCTGGGAGGGAACAAATGAGCGAAACCATAAAGCCCACCATTGCCGCCCTGCGGGCATGGCTCAAGACCTGCCCGCTGATTGCCGATGAGCAGGAAGCCACCGGTGCGGCCTTCCGCATTGCCGGGCTGGAAGAAGAATCCACCGCCTTTTCCATCGAGGACAGCCCCGGTGATCCCATCGTTACCGAGTACATCTCCGGCTGGGAAATGGCGAAGAACTACCTCTTCCTCAGCCGCAGGGAGTACAGCGAGGTGGATGCCGTCAGCATCCAGAACAGCGGCTTTTTTGAGCAGCTCACCGAGTGGGTCATGCGGCAGGACGCCCGGCATAACCTGCCCGACCTCTCGGCCTGCGGCGGGGGCAAGACCCCTACCGGCATTGCCGTGACAAACAGCGGCTACATCGTCACAAACAGCGCGGGTAGCTGTAAGATGCAGCTGCAAATGCGCCTGACCTACTACATGCCAAAATGAAAGGAGTTTTGATATGACCGTAGCTGAAGCCATTACCAAGTCCGGCATCACGCCCAGCGCGTCCTACACCGGCATTGAGACGGCGAACGATTTTGTGCTGGCGTTCCAGATCGAGAGCACCCAGACCAAGGAAAGCCAGTGGATCGTCTGCGCCGACCATGTGAAGGAGCATTCCGGCTCCCTGAACGCCACCACCGAGGATGCTCAGTACATCCGTACCGGCAACGTCACCGAAAAGACCGGCACCCAGCGCACCCTTACCGTCAACGGCGACCGCTGCGTGGGCGATGCTTTTCAGGATTTTGTGCTGAGCCACAAGATCGTGTACGGCACCGGCAGCGATATCATTGTGCCGTACATCTACTTCAGCCTGCGCACCGGCAAGGGCGAGAAAGGCAGCGCTGCCATCATCGTCACCAGCGACGTGGGCGGTGCAGCCGGTTCCAAGGCCACCTTTGCCTGCGACGTGAAAGCCGTCGGCACGCCGTCGGAGTTTGACTACAACCCCGACACCCAGTCCGCTGAGCCTGCCAAGGCCGTCAAGGGCTGATTTTTTTCAAACACAGTCCCCGCTCCATACCCGGAACGGGGATTTTTTATGCCGTGATTGACTCGATGCCGGTTTGAGTCCGGCACACGGCCCAAGAAAGGAGCCAGAACATGGTTATTTGTGGACAGGAATTTGAATTTTCCCTGATGAACGCCAACGACCTTGACCGCTTTGAGGATGCCAACGAGCGGATGCAGCGCCGGAGCGCCGAGGAGTCGGAGCAGTTCCGGCGCGGCGGCGTCCGTCTGGGCGACCATGCACGTGCACAGGCACGCATTGCCATGGACTGCATCGACGAGATCCTCGGTGCAGGCGCATCCGCCCGTCTGGGTCTGGATGAAAACAACATGGCCCCCATCTATGACGTGATCGAAGAGCTGGGCAACGCCTTTGCTGCCGAGAAACAGCGCTATGCCGCCAGAGCCGCCCAGCCCATGAACCGGGAGCAGCGCCGCGCAGCAGCAAAGCAGCAGCGCAAACAGAAACCCGTGTCCCGCAGCGAGGGTTTCCACCCGCAGGTGGCAAGCCGCCCGGCGCAGCAGCCTATCACCCAGACCAACACTTTCTGGCCGGACACGGAAGCCGGGACCCGCCGCAAGACCGACCAGCTGATCGATGCCCGGCAGGCTGTGAATGCCCTGCGGGATGACCCCGACGCCATGCAGCAGCTGGCAGAGTACGCTCTGCAGCTGGCATCCGAGCGCCATGTCTGACCTGCTGCTGGACGAGTTGCCCACCCGGTGGCACGGACACGAGATCATCCCGGATTTCCGGCCCATGGTCTGGCTGGTCAACGCCTATGTGCGCGGCCAGACAGAAGATGACCCCATCGGTTTTGCGGTCAGCGCCCTCTGGCGTTTTTACAAAGACCCACACTGTTTTCTGAACGACCCTCAGAAGATCATCGACGCCTACGGGTACATGATCGAGTTTTATAAGGCGGGCGAAAAAGCAGCCGAGAGCGCCGCAGCTGAAAGCAGTACCGCGCCCTCCTCCGGTCTTGCCTTCGACTACCAGTGTGATGCCGGGTACATCGTGGCGGCGTTCCAGCAGGCCTACGGCATCGACCTGACCCGGGAGCGGGTGCACTGGTTCCGGTTCCGGGCACTGTTCGCGGCCCTGCCGGAGGAGACCCTCATGGCCAAGATCATGAGCTGGCGCACCATGGACCTGTCCGAGTACGAGGGCAGTATGCGTGCCCACTATGCCGACCTGCAGGAGCGCTTTGCCCTGCCTGCTGAGCTGAGAGGGGGTGCCGCCCGTGTCGTTTCGGTCGAAGAGCATGATGCCGCGTTCCTCGCACGGTTCCGGCATTAGCCGCGCCCCGGTGCCCTGCCCCTACTGCGGCCGGGCGCTGCCGGTGTGGGCAGAGCCGCACGCCACAGCTGCCGGTGTGTGGGTCAAATGCAAAAATCCCGCCTGTAAGCGGGAGGTAGAGATCAAGTTATAACAGCCTGTGCCCTTGTGCCCGCGCTCCGAATGAGAGGTGGACACAGTGGCAGATTTCAGCATCACCGGCGAAGTAAGGCTGAACAGCGACCCGGCCGAAAAAAGCACCAGTAAGTGGACGGTAGCCGCCGGGCAGATGATCGCGGACTTTGCAAAACAGGCTTCGTCCAAGCTGGCCGAGGTGGTCAAGAGCGGCGTGGACTACAACGCCACCATGGAAAGCTACCTGACCAACTTCAAGGTCATGCTGGGCAGTGAGGAAGCCGCCGCCACAAAGCTTTCCGAGATCCGCAAAATGGCGGCGTCCACGCCTTTCTCGCTGGACGACCTGACCAGCGGCACCCAGACCCTTTTGCAGTTCGGCATTGCGGCAGACGACACCACCGGCGTGCTGCAGCGGCTGGGCGATATCTCGCTGGGCAACGCCGAAAAGCTGCAGACCCTGACCCGCGCCTACGGCAAGATGTCCTCGGCCCAGAAGGTCACGCTGGAAAACGTCAACATGATGATCGATGCGGGCTTCAACCCGCTGAACCAGATCTGCGACGCCACCGGTGAGAGCATGTCCGACCTGTACAAGCGCATTTCGGATGGCAAGGTCAGCTTCAGCGAGCTGGAAGCGGCTGTGGAAGCCGCCACCAGTCAGGGCGGGCAGTTCTACCGCGGTATGCTGGAAGCCAGCCAGACCTTCAGCGGGCGCATGTCCACCCTGAAGGATAATGTCAGCGCCCTGACCGGTGAGCTGACCAGCGGCCTGTTTGCGGCTCTGGGTGAGCTGGTAGTCAAGCTGAACGAGGTGGTGGTCTCCTTCCTCGACAGCGACGAGAAGATGGCCCAGCTCAAGGAGACCATCGGCATTGCAACGGCTGTTGTGGCCGCTGCCGGAACGGCATTCCTGACATACAAGGGCTATGTGGCTGCCGCTACTGCAATCGCAGTCGCGCAGGCAGGTTTGAACGCGGTTCTCAAGGCGAACCCCATCGGCCTTGTAGTGGCGGCTCTGGCGGCTCTGGCGGCAGGCCTCGTGACGGCCTACAAGACCAGCGAGACCTTCCGCAATGCCGTCAACTCCGCATTTGCGTCTGTAAAAAAGATCGCACAGAACGCCATCGGCACGGTGGTGGACTGGATCAATGATCTGGTCGCAAAAATCGAAGGCGCAGCGGCAGCGCTGGCCAACCTGAAGAACGGCATCGGCGCTGCAGCAGATGCTTATAACTCCGCCTACAACAACGCCATCAACAACTACAACCAGCGCAAGAACGCGAAACAGTGGGACAGCTCCCACAAAGACCTCGAATGGGACGATGACAACGGATGGGTCCCGAAGGGCACAAGCAGCTCCGGCAACGGCAGCAGCCGTGCCGGGAGCCAGACAGCCGCGAACCCCTACCCTGCCATCACCAGCGGAGCCAAGAAGGCCAGCAAGGCCACGAAGCAGGCCGCCGCAGAAGTCGTCAAGTCCATCTCGGACACCACGACCGAAATCGACGGCAAAATCACCCGCACCACCGAAAACATCACCGAAACGCTCTCCAACGGCAAGACCCAGCAAAAGCAGACCATCACCGAGACTTCCCGCCAGATGGTGGATGGTGTGCTGAAAGATGTCAAGACCATCACAGAGGTTGCTGCGGACGGCACCAAGACCATCAAGCAGACCATGGAGACCGTCCGCGAGACCGCCAAGACGGTCACTTCCACCTTCGAGACGCTGGCAGACGGGGTCAAGACCACCACCCAGACCGTCACCGAGACCCTGACCGACGGCACCGAGACCCAGAAGCAGGTCATCACCGAGGTCTACGACGACGTGGTGGACGGTGCCCTCGTGACCATCGAGCGGGTCAAGACCATCGCCGCAGACGGCACCGTGCAGGTGGCCGAGAAAATCAAAAAGTCCAGCGCAGACACCTTCGACGGCCTGTGGAAGGAGCTGCAGGACAGCGCCAACACCGGCGTGCTGGGTACCTTCGATGACCTGTACACCGCCGTCAAGAATCAGGACTGGCTCTCCGTCGGCAAGTGGGTCGCAAGCACCATCTACAGCGGCCTGACCGCCGACCAGAAGCAGCAGGTGCAGTCCTTCGCCCTCGGCATCGTGAATAAGCTCAATAAGGCGCTGGGCGGTGCCCGGGACAAGCTGGTGCAGGGAGCCATTGACCTTGGCGGGCAGATCGTGAACGGCCTGACCGGCGGCTTTGGGGAGGTCTGGCAGCAGGCGCAGGGCCTCGGCTCCACCCTCGTGTCGGTCTTTCAGGGCCTGCAGGGGCCGCTGAGTGCGGTGGCTCTCGCCATCAGCAAGGGCCTGCAGGGCGGTCTGATCTCTGCATTCCCGGAGATTCTTGCTTCGCTGGGCGGCCTGATCGGTGCCATCGGCGGCGCGGTCGTAGCAATGCTGGATGCCATCGCTGCGGCGCTGTTCCCTACCGGCTTTGGCACTCCGCAGGCTCTGCTCATGGTGGCAGCGGGCGTAGCCCTTGCTGCCGTCATCGCGGGCATCGTTGCCTCGATCGGCGGCTCTTTCAGCAAGAAAGGCTCGTCCGGCGGCGGCTCTTCCGGCGGGTCCTCCGGCTCCGGCAGCATGGGCAGCGTGGACATCACCACCGGCACCGGCAGCCTTGAGGACGCCATCAACGCCAACACCTTGGCGTTGAAGAAAACGAACGCCGCCCTTGCCGACATGATCCGGCAGGCGGGGGCGCTGGTGCTTTCCGACAACATGCGCCTCGGCTCCACCGTGGCGGCTTCCGGCACCGCACAGGTGGTGTCCGCCGCCCGCAGCTACCGCCGGGAGGGCGACACCAAGATCATCCAGAACTTCTACAACGGCCACGACACCGCCGCCGCACAGCAGCGGGAAGCCCGCTGGGAAGCCGACAAGGCCAAGGCCCGCAAACGATGAAAGGAGGACACTGTGCTATTTAAGGACCATCTCAAAATCGTGACTGATGCCGGTGCCGTCCTGCATCTGGGCTGGGACTACGATACACCTTACGCTCTCGACCCGCTCAACGGCATCGACGTGGACTTGAAAACCGCGCAGGGTGTCGGTCAGGTGGGCGACACCGTGGAGGGACAGAGCGTCTCCGGCGTGTCCCGCACCCTGTCGGTCGTGTTCTGGGGCAGGGATGCGTTGACCCGTGCAAGAGCTTTTACCAAAAATCTGCCCTACTTCACCAAAGGCACCCTCTATTTTGGCGACCACTATTTCACCCGCTTCGTGCTGCAAAAACGGCCTTATTTTTCCAGCTACACGCCGGACCCGCGCTGTGAGCTGATGCTCTACAGCGAGAAACCCTATTGGTACGATCTGAACGCCGTCAGCAGCGTGCTGGGCGGGTACGAAAAGGCATTCCGTTTCCCCGTCTGCTACGACAGCCACATCTACGGCATCAAGCGGGACGGCACGGCGGCGGTGCTGCGCAACGACGGTTCGCTGCCGGTGCCCTTCACGGCCACCCTGCGGTGCGACATGCCGGTGACGCATCCCAAGGTGGTGGATCTGCAGACCGGGGCCTTCATCGGCTTTGATCTGACCCTGCAGCCGGATGAGACGCTGGAGATCTACCGCAGCACATCCGACCGGCTGGCCTGCACCCTGACCCGGGCAGGCGTGACCGAGAACATCTTCTCCAAGCTGGACGAGGACAGCACCCTCACCGAGCTGCAGCCCGGCGATAACGTGCTGAGTATGCAGGCGGAGTCCGGCTCCGGCTACCTGCAGGCATCCGTCAGCTTTTACCCGATGGAGGCGGGCATTCTTCCCGAACCACTATGAGAATAGACGTTTTGGACGCGGAGACCCTTGCCCGCGTGGGCTGGGTGGATGTGTGGGTGTCCCTCTACTGGGATAGCCCCTACTACTCCGAGGGCAGCTTTACCCTTGAGGTGCGCCCCACCCCCGAGAATTTGCAGCTTTTGCAGGAGGGCCGCTGGCTGGTGCGCAGCGACGAGAACCCCCGCATCCCCATGCGCATCTGCTCCCGCGCCAACCAGAACACGGACGCGAATTTGGTCGTGAGCGGCTACCCGGCAACGTGGCTGCTGACCAAGCGGGTGTCTGCGGTGAGCATCAAGAACCAGAATGCGGAAGCCGCCATGCGCAGCCTTGTGAGCGCCGCAAAGCCGTGGCCCCGCCTTGAGCTGGGCACCGAGTACGGCTTTGACACCACCTTTGAAAAGCAGACCTCCGGCGGCACGGTGTTCGACTACTGCCAGACCATCGGGCAGGCGTGCGACCTCGGCTTTCGGGTCATTCTGGACGGCAAGGACAGCAAGAAAAAGCTACTCTTCGAGTGTTTCCGGCCCACCTTCGACCCGAACCGCAGATACAGCCCCCAGTGGGGCAACCTGCGCAGCCCCGGGTGGAGCTTCGCCGACACCGACTACGCCAACGTAGCCCTTGTGCAGGGCGCTGGCGAAGGTGACGAGCGGGCCACTGTCTGGGTGGGCGATGTAAACGCCACCGGCTCCGACCGGCGGGAGATGTACATTGACGCCCGGGACGTGCAGCCGGAGGACGGCGAGACCAGCACCAGCCAGAGCTATCTGGAAAAGCTGGCCGACCGGGGCGGCGAAAAGCTGCTGAGCCAGCTGCGCACCGGCAGCATCGAGTTTGACGTGGACGACGACACCCTGCAGGTGGGCGATGTGCTGAGTGCCAGCCTGCCTCAGCTGGGCTACACCGCCATGGTGAGGGTAGCCGACATCATCACCCAGAGCGAGGACAGCGGCACCACCCGCACCATCCGGCTGGGCACGCCCACATGGCACAAGACCTGAAAGGAGGACTTTATGGCTGATATCATTACTTACCCCGAAAACGGCATCACCTACGACGCCGACGACGCTTCGGGCTACCTTGCCACCCGCCTGAGCGGCGTATACAGCGCCGAGGAGGATTTCTCTGTCACGGCACAGGGCGGCCTGAGCGTGCAGGTGAGCGCCGGTCAGGCATGGGTGCGCCCGGCGCGGTTCAAGGGCCGCAGCATCATCATGGAGCAGCCCACCACCGTGGTGCTCACCGAAGCGGACCCTGTGCGCAGCCGCATTGACCGCATCGTGCTGCGCTACGACGCCGCCGCCAAAAAGACCAGCCTGCAGGTGCTGGACGGCACGCCGGACTCCGCTGCCCCTGCGGCCCCGGAAATTTCACGCACCGAGCTGGTCTATGACCTCTGCCTTGCCGAGATCAGACGCCCCGCAGGCAGCACTTCCGTCACCGCCGCCGACATCACCGACACCCGCGCGGACGAGACCGTCTGCGGCGTCATGCGGGACGGCGTGACGGGGATCCCCACCGCACAGCTGCAGGCGCAGGTAAAGGCCATGCTGGACAGCCTGCAGGCCGAGGTGGACAGCAGGAGCTTTTACACCAAAGCAGAGGCCGATGCAGAGCACGCAAAGCTGCAGGAGCAGATCAGCTCCGCGATCGCCGCAGGAGCCGCCATCACGGCCAGCGGAGACGGATACATTCGATTTTCGGATGGCACGCAGATCTGCTGGAATACAAAAAGTTTTACAAGCAACGGCGGATTTACGCCAATCTACACATTTGGTTTTCCGGTCCCGTTTGTAGATACAAAATACGCGGTCGCCGGTATAAAGGCCAGCTCAAGCTCCGACGGAGACAGTTTTTACGTGAGCAGAAAAAGCACCAGCAGTATCAGCCTCTTCAACGTCTACAATAGCCACGACAGTGGCCTGTTCAGTACCATTATCGCCATCGGACGCTGGAAGTAAGGAGGACTGCACATGGATATTACACTCGGATACACCCTTGCAAAGCCCGTGGCAACACAGGCTGAGTGCGACGCCTACACCGCCATGGTGCAGGCCGTGACCACGCACAATGCCGCCTGCGTGGTGGGCGACACCCTGTGGATGATCGAGGACGGCACGGACAGCTACACTGTATCCGCAGACGGCGTTGTGCGTGAGCCGACCTCCGAAGAGCTGGCCGCGCAGGAAGAAGCGCGCAAGAAGCAGGAAGCAACGGACAAGCTGCCGGAGCGCGTGGACGCGCTGGAAACCGCAAACGACGATATTATTTTGATGATGGCTGATTTGATTGGAGGCTGATTTTTATGAAAACCCTGAACGCACTCAAACTTCGCATTATGACCCGCGCTTTCAAAATCCGCATTGCCGCCGGTGAAGTCTTTGAAGACATCGCCGCCGACTACCTGTCCCTGACCACGGACGATCTGGAAGCCATCAAGGCAGAGCTGGAGAAGTAAAGGAGTAAGCGATGGAAAAGACCATCATGGACGTGAGCCGCCATCAGGGCGTCATCGACTGGGCAAAGGTCAAGGCGTCCGGCAAAGTGAACGGCGTCATGATCCGCGCTATAGGCAACAGCGGGGCGGGCAAGGCCAGCAAGCCGTATCTCGACCCCTATTTCGCCCGCAACTACGCCGAGTGCACCCGCGTAGGGCTGCCGGTGGGCGTGTATGGCTACTTCAAGGCCACCACCAAGGCACAGGCCGACAAGGAGCTGGCCCTGTTCAAGCAGGCGCTGGGCGGCAGGACGTTCCAGCTGCCGGTGGCTGTGGACATTGAGGACGAGATGCAGAAGCCGCTGGGCAAGGCCGCACTGACCAACCTGACGGCTCACATGCTGAGCACGGTGGAAAGCTGGGGCGTGTACGCTCTGCTCTACACCGGCCTTTGGTTCGGCAGTACCTTCCTCTACATGGGCGGTGCAGAGCTGAAGCCCTACGACGTGTGGCTGGCCGCATATCGCACGAAGAAGCCCACTCCCGGCTGGCCCTTTGGCATGTGGCAGTACACCAGCGCGGCCCGCGTGCCGGGCGTGAGCACTAATGTTGACATGAGCCACGCATACAAGGACTACGCTGCTATTATCAAGCGTGCCGGTCTGGGCGTGGTGAAAGGAGCAGAAAAATGAACAAGGTTATCTTTATCAGCCAGCCGATGGGTGGTCGCTCTTCCGATGAAATCAATGCAGAGCGCCGCAGAGTGATCGAGATTGCCCGGCAGAAGTTTGGCAAGGTCGATGTACTGGAGACCTTCTTTGATGATTTCGGCCCGGCAGCAAAGCCGCTGGACTATCTGGCCCGGAGCATCGAGTTCCTTGCAAAGGCCGATGTGGCAATCTTTGCTCCGGGCTGGCAGAATGCGCGCGGCTGCCGCATTGAGCACCAGTGCGCCGAGGACTACGGCATCCCCATGATGGAGGTGTGACCAATGGCGAGCTGTTTGATTTCTGATGCTCCCTATGCATCGTGGCTCTCCGACGTTCTGGCCACGCTCGAAGAGCACAAAATCAGCAAAGTGGCAGTAGCTGCGCCTTTGCCCACAGGTGAAGTGTTCACCGGCTATTTCGGTATGGACACGATGGACAAGGCGCTGATCGCAACGAACATTCAGGCCGACGCTACCATGGATGTGGTCTGTGCCAACGGCCAGCGCATCCAGCAGGCGTGGGAAGACACCGAAGAGGATGACGATGATCTGGGGGAGGGGTGATTCCAGTGTGGTCTGTGATCGTAGCCGCTGGCATTCCAACCAGCGTGCTGGGGCTTCTCGTCTGGCAGCTGAAGCGGCGCATCGAGCGTCAGGAAGCACGGCAGGAAGCCGCAGAGAAAGCCCGTGAGGAGTTCGAGACGAACCTGTACGAAAGTTCCCTTGCAGCCATTGCACTGGGCGAGGCCACTGCCAGAGCCGTGCAGCGCATCCCGGACGCCCACTGCAACGGCGATATGCACGCCGCCCTAGATTATGCCGCTGCCGTGAAACACCAGCAGCGGGAGTTTGTCGCAAAGCGCGGGATCCGCGCTATTATCAACTGAAGAAAGGAATCTGACCATGGAAGCAGTATTGACCAATATCTTGAACGTTGTCCCCGGCTGGCTTGCCCTCGTCCTGATGCTGGGCGGCTTCGCCTTTTACGTCCTCGGTGCCATCCGGCTGGGCTACGGCGCGACCGTCCGCCCGCTGGTGCTTGACCTGATCGAGCGCGCCGAGCATGAGATCCAGGGCACAAAGCGCGGTGCCGAACGCAAAGCATGGGTGGCGGCAAAGCTGCGCGCTGCGCTGGACGCCAGCAAGTTTGGCAGGCTCTTCAGCTGGGCGATCACCGATGAGACCATCGGCAGGGTCATCCAGTTCTGCTTTGACAGGGCGAAGGATGTTGTAGGGAAACAGTAA